CGCTAAAGCGGTCGCGCAGGGCCTCGGCAATCGAGCGGATGTCGCGCGTCCATGTCGCCCATATGATCGCCTTGCCCTGTACCTCGTCACAAATGTCGAGGAGGCTCGACAACCTGTTCGAAGGCAACTCGTTGACGACGCCATCGTCGTCGGTCAGGTGCCCCAGACAGATCTGTTGCAGACGCATGATCTGCGTCAGTACGTTCTTGGTCGTCGCCATTTCCCCGTTGTCGAGCCTCGCCAGTGCCAGATGCTTCATCTGCACGTAGGCGTCCGACTGCTCCTTCGTCAACTCGACACTCCGCGACATGTAGACCTTGTCCGGCAAATCCAGACAGTCCTCCTTGCGGACGCGGTAAGAGTGGGCCTGAAGCTTTTCAGTCAATTCGTCCAGCCTGCGGAAACCGACGACGTGGTTAAAAGAATGGCTTCCCAGGGTACGGCGCTGGACAATGGCATACCTCCCTTGAAAAGCATAGTAGCTTCGAAAGCCGAGAATGCCGGGGTCCAGGAATTCCATCTGGCTGTACAAATCCATGGGGCTTTTCGTGACGGGGGATCCCGTCAGAATGCGCCGCATTACCGCCCCACGGCCCACGGCACAGATCGCCTTGGTGCGCTTGGCCTTTCTGTTCTTTATAGTGGTGGACTCGTCTACAATCATTAGAGTCTTGAATTTCTTGACGAAAAACTCCGCGACATCGACGCCCTTCTTGGTCGAGAACGCCTCGACGTTCATCAGCAATATCTTGAGTTCATCGGAGTCCTCGTAAAGCTCCATCAACTCCTTGCGCTTTGCCTTCGTCAGGCTCGGCTTCCAGAGAACCACTTTTCTGGGAATGCGGTCAGCCAAATGCTTCTCGATCTCTCCGACCCAGTTTGCAATGACACCTTTGGGAGCGGACACTATAACAAAGTTGACCCGGCCCTCCTCGAAGTTAAAAGCCATCGTATCGATAACGACTTTCGTTTTGCCGGTGCCCATGTCCATCAGAAGCGCGTACACTGCGCTTTGGCAACTTGCCAAGAACGCCTCGCGCTGATGCGCATACGGCTCTGTAAAAAACTTAAACTCCATTAAGATTTCTCTTGCAATTGCCTAGTTCTTCACATATATACGTTGGCGGTGGTCGTGTCAACCATCGATGAATGAAACAGGAAAAGGTATTAATTATGAATGACTTACTGGCAGAAATGGCTTCGGACTCCGGAGTCGTCGCCGACAAGATCAACCATCTCAAGGAAGGCGAACTGGACGGTGTTGCGCGGCTTGCCAACGAAGCCGCTGCTCTTGAAGAAAAAATCTTCGACACCGAGCAAGCGTTAAAGGTGCATAAAAAAGCCCTTTACGAAATCACCGACCAACGCCTTCCCGAAGCTCTGGAGGAAATGGGGCTTCAAAAATTCACCCTGACAGATGGTTCCGAAATTTCGATCAGCCCCATCTACGCGGCTTCCATTCCAAAAGACAGGAAGGAAGAGGCGTTCAAGTGGTTGCGGGATCACGACTTCGGTGACCTTGTCAAAAACAACGTCACGGTGACGTTTGGCCGTGGGGAAGACGATACCGCAAAGGAGTTTGTAAGCCTCTGCGGTTCAAAAGGATTCGTTCCCAGCCAGTTGGAAAAGGTCGAGCCGATGACCCTGAAAGCGTGGCTCAGGGAACGGGTGGAAACTGGTGACGCGGTGCCCCTCGATCTTTTTGGAGCCTTCATTTCAACACGAGCGACAATCAAGAGGAGGATTAAATAATGTCAAAAGCGGTGGCGAAAAAGAACGGCAACGGCAAGAAGGTTGCCGTGATGAAAACGGGCATGTTCGCAGAGGACGCGGGCATCGGAGTGGATGATCTGGGTCCCGACGACCTCGCAATCCCTTTCCTCAAGCTCTTCCAAAAGATGTCACCCGAACTGGATGACATCGAAAACGCCAGGGCGGGCGACCTTTTTAACACGGTCACCAAGGAAGTCGTGAAAGGCAGCGACGGCGTTCGCGTGGTTAACTGCGCTTACACTCTTCAGCACATCGAGTGGGAGCCTCGCGGGGTTGGGACCGGCGCACCTTATACCATCTATTCGGCGGGAGACGCCCTTCCCAAAACCGAGCGCGGCGACGACAACAAGGACTACGTCGTTGATGGAGGTGGTCGTTATCTCGAACGCACTGCACAGCACTATGTCCTTATTGTTGATGCGGACGGCATGACGCAGCAGGCGCTGCTGCCCATGAAGGCCACGCAACTCAAAAAGTCCAAGCAGTGGAACAGCGCCATCAAGACTTTGAAGATGAAGGATGCTAATGGTGACCTGTTCACTCCGGCGAGGTGGAGCCACATCTGGCATCTTGAGTCCGTTGGCGAGGAAAACAAGAACGGTAGCTGGCATGGCTGGCAGATCTCGAAGGATTCTCAGATCGAGGACCCGAACCTCTACGCCGAGGCCAAGCACTTTGCCGAGTCGATCATGGCCGGACAGGTAAAGGTCCAACACGTTCAGGAAGGGGATAGCCTCTCCGAAGACGACGTGCCCTTCTAGGATTACGGGGGGAGGATCTTTCCTCCCCCCTTTCCGTTATGGATTCCACAGACAGATTTGCTCGCGTTTTCCGTGGCCTCGACCGCGCCTATGGTGCCGTCGATCTCACCAAAAAAGACGCCAACGGAAAGCAGCAGGGCATATACAAAATCGTCCGCGAACCACGGACCAAGGCCGTTTTCGAGGCCCACCTGAAGGGTGAGGTGAGTATCGGTGTCGTGCCGATCAACGAGGAAAACGTCTGCCTCTGGGGGGCCATCGATGTCGATATGTATCCCCTCGACCACCAAGAGATTGTCCAGCGCGTCCAGAAGCTTCAGTTTCCCTTGGTCGTCTGCCGCAGCAAATCGGGCGGTGGGCACCTCTTTATGTTTCTCACCGAAGCCATCGATGCCGAGAAACTCCAGCACAAGCTCAAGGAGCTTGCCAGCGAGCTTGGCTACGCCGCCAGCACCGAGATCTTTCCAAAGCAGATCAAACTTCTCGTAGAGCGCGGCGATACAGGGAACTTCCTCAACCTCCCCTATTTTGATTCCGAGGGTGGCCTGCGCTACGCCGTCAAACCAGACGGCACCGCAGCCACGCTGGAAGAATTCCTCGACATGGCGGAAGCCGCCGCCGTCAACGAGGAAGCCCTCGACGCTCTCCTGTCCCAGCCCGTTGCACAGATGGACGAAAAGCTGCCGGATGGCCCACCATGCCTGCAGGCGCTTTTGCGACAGGGCTTTCCGGCAGGTACACGAAACAACGGCCTCTTTAACTTGGGCGTTTATTTGCGCAAAGCCCATCCCGACGACTGGGAGACGCGCATCCTCGAAGTTAACCAGAAGATCATGCAACCGCCGCTCGACCTCAAGGAAGTCAACCTCGTCGCCGAACAGATCAAGAAAAAAGATTATCAATATAAATGCGCCGATCAGCCGATCATAAATTTCTGCAACAAGGACCTTTGCCGGTCACGCAAGCACGGCGTCGGGGGAGGTGCCAACACGCCGTCCGTCGCCAACTTGCGCAAGATGGACAGCGAACCGCCGCTCTGGTTCCTCGACGTGAACGGAAGCCCGGTCGAACTCGACACCGAGGGCCTGCAACGCCAGCCCCGCTTCCAGGTTCTTTGCATGGACCAGATCAATTTCATGCCCCGGACGGTCACCCGCGCTGCATGGGAAGCCCAGATCAACCTCCTCCTCTCGCAGATGCTTCAGACAGAAGGCGCGATCATCTCGACGCCGGAAGACACGAGCCTGCGCGGTCAGTTCTATGACCTCCTGGAAGAATTTACGACGCACATGCAGGCCGCGCTCGACAAGGAAGAGATCCTGCTCCGCCGCCCATGGACCAACGAGGATGACGGACGCACCTACTTCCGCCTCAAGGATTTCGAGGCCTTTTTGAAACGCAATAAATTCTTCGACTACCGCTCCAACAAGATCGCCCAGCGCCTTCGCGATATCGGCGGACATGCCGAACAATTCAGGATCAAAGGCCGCACCGTCCGGTGCTGGTCGATCCCGTCATTTGCCCAAATCGAAGAGGAGTTTGGCACACGTTTCGAGGAGGAGGACGTACCGTTTTGAACACAAACTGGCCCCAGCTAATTCGAGAGCTTCGCAAGGAACGCGGCTTCAGTCAGAAGAAGCTCGCGATCCGCGCAAAGATGTCGCAGCGCACCCTGTGCGAATACGAGAACATCGAAACGCCGCACGAGCTTTCGATCCAGAAGATCGAGAAGATCCTCGACGCGCTGGGCTACGAACTCGATGTCCACATGAGGCGCGGAAATGTTTAGATATTTCGGACCCCCAGGCACCGGGAAGACGACCACGCTGCTCAACAAGGTGGACGAGCTACTCGCAGGCGGCATGTCCCCCACCAACATTGGCTACTTCTCGTTCACTCGAAAGGCGGCGCACGAGGCAAGAGACCGCGCCGTCGCACGATTTGGCCTCGATGCAGAGGAAGACTTCGTTTATTTCCGTACCCTGCACAGTCTCGCCTTTCTCCTCCTTGGCATGAACAGCGCGGCGGTCCTCACCGACAAGCACCTCAAGATGTTCTCCCAGAAAGTCGGCGTCGATCTCACGGCAACGGGGCTCGAACGCGTCGAGGAAGATGGCTTTGCCATGCTGCGCTCGAACCATCCGGTAATGAGAGCCATCGACCTTGCGCGGAACACGCTCCAAGGCCCACGGCACTCCTATAACCTCGCAGACCTCGACATTCCTTTCTACGAGTTCGAGCATCTTTTCCATGAATATGACCGGTTCAAAAAGCTCAACGGACTCAAGGACTTCACCGACATGATGCTGGACTTGGCGGCACATGCAGGGTATATCCCGTACCTGCGCACCGTCTTTCTGGACGAGGCACAGGATTTGACGCCCCTTCAATGGAAGGTGGCAGAGCATCTAGGAGAGCGAAGCGACCAGATGTTCGTGGCAGGCGACGACGATCAAGGGATCTACCGCTGGAGTGGAGCGGACATCGATAAGTTCGTCATGCTCCCCGGCGCGTCCGAGGTCTTGTCGCAGTCTTACCGCGTCCCACGCTCCGTTCACCATGTCGCCACGTCCGTCGTCTCCCGCATAAGAAAGCGGCAGCAAAAGGAGTGGTCGCCGCGTACAGAGGAAGGATCGGTCACGCGCATCTACGATCCGCACGGCATCGAATTCAACGACAAGGAGTGGCTCGTCCTTGCACAGGCCAACTACATGCTCGACGAGCTTGCCTCTTCCATGCGTTCGAGCGGACACTTCTTCGAACGGTTCAACAACCCGTCGCTGGGCAAGCGGGTCCGCTCCGCAATCGGAAGCTGGAACCACCTTCGGGGAAGCCCTGGCAACGAGATCTCCCTGAAGGACGCCCAGAACCTCTACGGCCACATCTCGACCAACGAGACCGGCGTCGAGCGCGGTGCAAAAAAGCTGCTCGACCGGGCCGAGGAACAGGATCTTTTCACCCTTGAAACGCTGCGAAAGCACTTCGGTCTCCGCGTTCTCGACGTGCCATGGGACATTGCCCTCGACCGCATCAAGGACGAGGACCGGGCCTATGCAGCGGCGCTCCTCAATCGCGGCGTCAACATTTTCCGAAAGCCAAAGATCCGTCTGTCCACCATCCACGGTGCCAAAGGCGGCGAGGCCGACAACGTACTCTTGTACCTGGACCTGTCCGGCAAGGCCCTCATGGAGATGGAGCGCAACCCGGATGACGCCTACCGCGTTCTCTATGTTGGAGTCACCCGCGCCAAGAAAAACCTGATCCTCAAGATGTCCGAGGATTCTCAACGAGGCTGGAGCATCTGATGCCGCACCGCGTTCTCACCGAGGCATTCGAACTGGTCAGCACAGACCGTGCCGCCGTCCACGGGGAGCCAAAAGAGAATCACGAAAACATCGCCCGTCTCTGGGACGCCTACCTCCACAACGTGGACCACGTAACCGCCCACGACGTCGCAAACATGATGGAGTTGCTGAAGGTAGCGCGACGGAAATCCGGCACCATCAATATAGACGATTACATCGACGGGGCCGGATATGCCGCCGTGGCTTACGAGTGTATCAAATAGACTTCCCACCATTCCAGTCTATCAGCCCGGCAACGGGCTTTTAGGCTGTCAGGAACGTAACAGGAGCGAAAACCAGTGAAGGTATTAGTGGCCTGCGAATTCAGCGGCATTGTGCGCGACGCTTTCATTAAGCGCGGGCATCACGCCATGTCATGCGATTTTATCGGGCCGGAACAGCACGACTTTTCCAACCAAAAACATCCGGGCCAGCACCTTAAAGGTGATGTACGCAGGTTCCTGGGTCGTGGCTGGGACATAATGATCGCCCACCCACCTTGCACTCACCTTGCTGTCAGTGGTGCGCGATGGTTCGCGGATAAACTACCCGAACAGCAACAGGCGTTGGATTTTGTGCGTGAACTACTAAACGCACCTATCCCAAAGATTGCGCTTGAAAACCCTGTATCGGTCATTTCAACCAAAATTCGCAAACCCGACCAGATCATCCAGCCTTGGCAATTCGGCCATGGGGAAACAAAAGCAACCTGTCTCTGGCTCAAAAACCTACCACCACTTGAACCAACCGACATCGTGGATGGGCGGGAAAACAGAATCCACCGCGGGAAAACAGAATCCACCGCGGGAAAACAGAATCCACCGCGGGAAAACAGAATCCACCTGCTGCCGCCATCTGCCGAGCGGTCAAAACTCCGTTCGATAACCTTCACCGGCATAGCCACCGCTATGGCGGAACAATGGGGCTAGATAAAGTCAAAATGAAGACCGTCCTCAAGAGGCCAAGCTTCTCGGTCAAGACCGAATGGGTTCCGGTCGAGACGCTGCCGGTGACACCGAGCGGCGTCAAGGAAATCGCTATAGATCTGGAGACCCGCGATCCACGGCTCAAGAGCCACGGGCCAGGATGGCCTACAGGGCACGGCGAGGTGGTTGGAATCGCCATCGCCTACGAGGGCTGCAATATATATGTCCCAATTGCCCATGCCAGCGGCAACCTCGACCGGCGCATAGTTTTGAACTGGTTCAAGAAGGAAATCGCCGCCCATCCCGCCGACAAGATCTTTTTCAACGCCGCCTACGATGCAGGCTGGCTGCGCCGAACCGGCATCGAACTGGAGGGCCGTATCCTCGACGTGATGCTCGCCGCTCCGATCCTCAACGAGAACCGCCCCAGCTTCTCGCTCAGTAACGTCGCCTACGACTATCTCGGAGAGATGAAATCCGAGGCGGCGCTCCGGGAAGCGGCACAGGAGTTTGGCGTCGATCCAAAGGCCGAACTCTACAAGCTCCCGGCCACGTTTGTCGGGGAGTACGCCGAAGCCGATGCAAGGCTCACGCTTCAGTTATGGCAGACCTTCAAGGCCGAATTGACCAAGGAAGATCTGTGGCAGATTTTTGAGCTTGAGATGGAGGTTCTCCCCATCGCCATCGAGATGACGTGGCGCGGCGTTCGCGTCGATCTCAAAGCCGCCGAGGAGTGCAAGGTCGAGTGGAGCAAACATGTCAAGCAGATCCTCTCCAAGGTGAAGAAGGAAACGGGCGTCGAGGTCGAGATCTGGGCAGCGGCGTCGGTCGCCAAGGTCTTCGACCATCTGGAATTGAGCTACGGTCGCACCCCGACCGGGCTTCCCAGCTTCACGAAAAATTTCCTCTCCGAGCACGAGCACCCACTGGTCAAACAAATCGCGACGGCCCGCGAATACGACAAAATGGGCAACACCTTCATCGCCAGCATCTTCCGCCATACGGAAGGCGACCGCATTCACGGGCACATCAACCAGCTACGTTCAGAAGGCGGCGGGACGGTCACCGGGCGCATCAGCATGGCCCATCCCAATCTCCAGCAGATCCCGGCCCGCAACCCGGAGATGGCGGCGAAGGTGCGGGGGCTGTTCCTGCCGGAAGAGGGCGAGCAGTGGTCTTCGATTGATTTTGATCAACAGGAGCCGCGCATCCTCGTTCACTTTGCCTCGCTCACGAACCAGGGTCTCACCGGTGCCGCCGAGTTCGTCAAGGCATACTGCGACGACCCCACCACCGACTTCCACCAGATGGTTGCCGATGCTGCCGGAATTCCGCGCAGGCAAGCCAAGACGATCAACCTTGGCATCATGTACGGGATGGGCCAGACCAAGATGGCGACCCAGCTAGACATCTCCATAGACGAAGCCAAACGGCTCATGCGGCAATACCACGAGGACGTGCCGTTCGTTAAGGAGTTGATGGACGTATCGCAACGGCACACGTCGCATCCGCTCAAGGGTGGCTCCGTCAGATCCCTGCTTGGCCGCAAATGCAGGTTCGATCTCTGGGAGCCGGTCCAGTTCGTCTCGGCACGGGCGCATCCAAAAGAGAAGGCCATCCTTGAGTATGGAGACAACATCAAACGAGCGTACACCTACCGCTCACTTAATAGATTAATTCAAGCTAGCGCCGCCGACATGACGAAAGCCGCGATGGTCGCCGTACTCAAGGAGCACGGGGCCTTCCCTCTCGTGCAGGTCCACGACGAACTGGCCTTCTCCGTCGCCTCCGAGAAACAGGCTCGCGCCATCTGCAAGACGATGGAAGAAGCCGTCGATCTGAAGGTCCCGACGCCATGCGACATATTGCTCGGTGACACGTGGGGACACCTCGTGAAACTTGACGCGTGAACAGAAATGTCCTATATCTCTGCATAAGAGGTGCCCGATATGAATGCTGAAAAATGGAAGAGTGTTGTCGTACCCATCGACACCTACCAGGTGTTAAGGGACATGGCGAAACGCGAGCACCGAACCATTAGCGGGCAGTTCACCTTCCTCCTCGAAAAGCATCGAGAGAGCGAGACACAAATATACACGGCCCGTGGGCAACAGGTTGTCAGAGAGGCGGCAGAGAAATGATGACACCCATCGTGATAAGCATGGCAGCTTATGGAGTCTTACTTCTTGTCAGCAAATTGGCCGGATGGGGTATTTAACGTAATATATGCCGATCCACCCTGGACGTTCCAAACATGGAGCGCCGAGGGTAAGGGCCGCTCCCCCGAAAAACACTATGATTGCATGAGCCTCGCCGATGTCCGGGCGCTTCCCGTTCAAGACATCGCCGCCGAGGATTGCACCCTGTTCCTGTGGGCGACCGACCCCCTGCTTCCCGAAGCCTTCAAGCTCATCGAGGCCTGGGGTTTCACATACAAAACGGTGGCGTTTTATTGGGCCAAGTTGAACAAGTCCGCCCCCCGCCTCCGATTCGCAGCAGACGACTTCCACCGAGGCATGGGCTACTGGACGCGAGCAAACCCCGAACTCTGCCTTCTCGCTACAAAAGGCAAGCCGAGGCGCGTTTCAATGTCGGTGCGACGGCTGGTCATCGAGCCGCGCCGCGAGCACTCCAGAAAGCCCGACGAGGTCGCGGATCGTATCGTCGACCTGATGGGCGACGTTCCCCGCATCGAGCTGTTCGCCCGTCAGTCGCGCCAAGGCTGGACAACATGGGGGGACGAGGCCAACAAGTTCGAGGCCGATTGACAATGTCAACGCGCTGCGGGTGAACGAAAAGTCCTCTGGGCAGCGTCGCTGCCCAGCAGCCTGCTGCTGCTGGGCAGCGACGGCGCGGAGGCTGACTCCTGACCGCGCCGACGCCTGACCCCCGAGATCCCTTTTCTCGGGGGTCCTTTTTTGCTTCCCGTAGAGGCTGCACCGGGAACGGATTCTGTCACGAGCCGCCAATCCCCGGCACCCTGTGCTGCGCCCTGGAGGCCTCTTCTGAGAGCCTCCGTTCCTGCTTTAGTCCTGCTTTAGTCCTGCTCTGTTCCGGTTTGAGTTCTTGGAAGGGATGTTCCCCTCTTGTTCTTGTCGATGAGGGGTCTCTCGGCAGGAACAGGGTCCCGTAGCCATGAATTGCTGGCACTGCGAAACGGAGTTGATCTGGGGGTAGGAACAAGGACGCGAGTCTTATCGAGTTAGAACTGTGGTTAAGCTGCCCATCAGCAGCCCGTCGCCCACTGGCTGATGGGGTTGCAGACATCGTTCCGCCCCCAGTCAAATCGTCTAACTTTAAGAGAATATGTTCTACGGCGGCTGCGACTGCCTGGTTTCGCCCATTTACCATCAACCAGCTTCGAGCAAAGGGAGGTATGACCCTGGTGGCTCATGCGTGTCCTCATCTGCGCGTCCTAAATCCAACTGTTCCAACAGCGATCGGCCAATGATCTCCGCCAATAGAGGCGGC